GCGGTGACAATGCTGCGAATACTGCAAAAGTCCAAGGCTATGCGCTCTGCCTTCCGACAAAGCGCACGGGACTAAACAGAACATCTCCGATAATGCCTCTGCCACGTCACGAGATTGCCGAAGTAAGGCGCTTGCCACCGCCCCACATCTAAGCCCTCCCCATGTAAGCCCACCTCTCCCACTCCTCCACACCCAAGCGCACGAAAAAGCCGCCATGCGCACAGCAAAAGAGCCAATGCGCACGGCGGCTGAAAGAAAGGATTGCCCGAGAGGGAGGGCTTAAAAGCTATTAATGGCTATGGGAACCATTAGCACAACCACTTGTTGATTTATTCTCATTAGCAGATTGTGGAAAACTCTTTCCTTTTGAAGCCCACTTATTTCGTAAATTCTTCATAGCTTGCTGCCACCTAGTCACTTCATTTTTTGTTGCAGGTTTATTTCCTGCAAAATGTGAAGCAAGCATACTATCATAACTTCCCCAAGTTTTCTTATCTGTATTGTAATTATTCTGTTCACTTATGCTAAACTTATTACTGGGAGATTTTGAAATTGAGGACTCCCCATCGGAGATAACTACAATATCGTTTTCACTATGCTTGTTTGTTACACCATAGTCAATGTTGGTTTTGCTCTTTGCAAATGTATTGAGCGTTCTTAATACAGAATTTGCTATACCATCAACTCTTGCCTCAAATTCCTTTCTTTTATTATATTGATTGATTGATTTCTCATATTCAGGAATCTGAGATATTGCATAATCATACTTTTCCTTCATAGAATCGTATAATGGCGAATCTTGGCATCCTTTTTTTATACATAACTGTAGTAATTTTTCGTAATTAGATTTTATATACATGTAATATATTAGTTTTTCTTCGTCTCGAGCATGACCATCCTCTAACATTTCCTCATTAGTAAAATAAAATCTATACCCACGAACTGGTGGACGATTATCATCTACAATTTTCCTTAATTCTATTATATTCAATGGATCTCTACGGAGTCTATCTTCAGATGTTGCATTTAATGTTATTTCAATAACACCAATACTATTCATTTTTGTTTTTTCGCCCTTGTATATTATATAATTATATGGCAAACTATCATTAAAGTGTGTACTCCAACGATACCCTTCATTATCTATATTATGTAGTTCTTTTGGGCCTTTACTTGCTGAATAAGCTTTATTGATGGCGTGCATTTTAAAGGAATCATTTCCTATAGACTTTCTTAAAGAATTACACCCAGCCTTCATTAATTTTATTATTTTTTTCTCTGTTTTTTTGTATCTATAAAATTCCCAATGTTTATTCTTGAAGTAGTTGATAATTGAAGTATCATTTACCCCAATGGCTATAAGATCATCTGACTCGTTTATAATATTATAACCTGAATCATTTTGAACTAAAAAAACATTCATTGAGTAAACCCCTCCTTTATCGTATGTAAATTCATATGGATGTGAAATATATTTGTATTTTATAGGTATAATAATATCTCCTAGTAAAGTCATTACGCCATTTAACTCATCATTCTTGCAATAACCATACGCTGTATTATACTTTCTTGAATAGACAATATCCAAATCATCATACATTGGGTTTGTAATTTTATTATAAAATGACATCAAACCCCATTTCCCACTATTTTTGTAGGGGAAAACTCCATAATAACCGCATTTTAAGGAATCATATGATGCTTTCATTATAATTTCCTCAGCACTTTTCATTCCCCATAATCCATTTTCCATATATGGGTAATAAACATGCATTCCAATAAAATCTTTATATTCTCGATGATTTTGCTGCGAATGACATACATTTAAGAAAAAAAATAGTCCCCAAAGCATGCACACTAATTTATTCATACTAAAATCCCTAAATCCGTGTCGGGCGCAACTTCTAATTGTTAATACTTGAACGCCCCAAAGATACAACAAATTCAATTACCCCCCCATCTATACAAACATTAACACAAACTTTGCCAATCTATCTCACTCCACCCACCGAAAAGCCATAAAAATCATGCTGTGGGAACTTCTCACACCCAATATACAGCGTATCGAAAGCATCAGTGCCATCGGTGCGATGCTCCAACAAGTCCTCCTCAGATTCGGGATTTTTCTCTGTGGACTTGTTTTTGCGAAAGCCGTTTCTTCCACGTTCCACGCCAGCCGATTGAATGGCAAGAATCAGGTCATCATTATTTTGTCGGTTGAAGTAAGGCATGAGCCGTTGCTTGCCTGAAAAACCTTGGTTGATGAGCAAGTACTTTTCATCATGTCGCATAGGGTTGCCAAGATACACATCTTGCACACTCCAGCCGTGGCGTTCAAACTCATGCACCACTACCCAGTGAAAGTCTTGGTCGTTCACGGCATAGTTAGAGCCAAGAGCGGTAGCATCATAGTAATAGATGACACTGTGATTGGCATGGGGCGCATAGTAGGTGCAGAAGTCTGCAATGAGCGCAGGAATCTTGCGCTCAAATTTCACGTAAAAAGATTTGAGCACATTTAGGCGGTTGCCACGAGGCTGACCGCACACAATCCAATTGATATTGGCATTGTAGTCCATGCCAATACAGAGTGGAGCCATTGGGTCGAGATCCGCATCGGTGCGGCAGTCCAAGGAAGAATGTAATGACGAGAAATTGCTCAGCGAGCGTATGGAATACCGCTCCTGCTGTGCCTCTTCGATGATTCGGTCATATCCCAAACTATCCAAGTAACCAAAATCCGAAGCATCATACTTATGCCACTCCTGCATAGACGAGTAAAAGCCATCATGCGAGATACCAATCTTCTGGCAGAGAATTGACGTTTGAAACGTCTTGGGCGTGAGGTCGCGCTTCATCTGTCGAATATACTCCTCCCCGAGCAACTGCAAGTTCTCGAGGGTAGAGTATTCCTTGTAATACACCGCCACACTGCGCATTTTGTTCAGCGATTGGTCGAGCCACTTTAGATAGCTCGGCAAGTAAGCAGGTACAACTTGATGTGCCGCTTTCAAATCAGCAATTCGCTGTTTGGTTTGCCAAATCTTATAGATCGTTCCTTTGATGGTATCAATCAGTTCCTTATCCATCTTCTGCTCATAGTGCAGAAACCACGAACCCTTCGTGGTTTGTGGCATATCACTCAAAACCATCATCGAATGGTTAAACGAGTGATGCCCGAAGTAAGAGCGAATACCGCCATTGGCAGGGAGCGTTTCATCTTTGAGTTTGTCATAATCAATGAACTTCGCTTCATCAATCAAGAGCCAAGAAAGCGTCAGCGAGTTCGATGAGCCAGGGCGGTCTTGGCTAATGATAATGGCGACAGAGCCATTATAGAAAGTCACCACATGCTCATAATCCGCAGGTTCCGTGATGGGTTTCGCAAACGAGCGCGGAGGTTTGCGTCCCACCACATAATGCACCCCCTTGATGTAGCCCCACCTTTTCCAAGCAGCAAAGAGACCGGGAAGCGTATTGGTCAAACCATGCTTAAAAGTAGGCACCACGATACCCCCAGTACTTCCCGGCATACGTTGCATATTACGCAGCACAAAAGGCGAAGCAATGGAGTCCGTCTTGCCCGTGCGTCGTCCAGCCACAATCACGGTGGTTTTGGCGCCAATGTATTGCGTCAAAAGCTGCGGTTTGTTGAAGTACACGCGGTTGGCGTGTGTCTTCTTTTCTTCGTCCCATAATGACGTATCCACACTATTCTTCTCCTTGTCCATCATCTTCCTCCTTAAAGATTTCATCGAGAGGCAAATCCGCCTCTTCATATTCCACATTCTCCGTATCAGGGTGCGAGTCCGAGAGTTCGCGTGTGAGTTTACGAATACGCTCATCAATATTCGGCACAGGATTAATCCCCACCACACGCGGATCCGTAGTAGGGAAGAAAGGTTGCACCACAATCATGTGGTACGGCACAGATTGTTCATCCTCAATATCAATGCGGTTAAACTTCGCATACGAAGTAGCCGCCTTCTCCATCGTCTTCGTATCCTTACGTTTCTTCGCCATCTGATACGTTTCAAGGATCATCTCGTTGTAGCGCCACCGATGAAAATCACGTGAAGCCTCGCCCATATTGGGCAGAATGGCTTTCACGATTTTCAAGTCCGCATACGCAGTAACGAGCGACAACCCGTAACGGGTTCGCTCCTCGTCCACAAACTGACGGTCTTTGGCATCAGGATTGGCAATAGACCAAGTGACCATGTCGCGCAAGCGAAGCAAGTGTTCCACTTGCGATTGCGCATATTTCTGCAAAAGTTCCTCTTTGGCAGTATAGAGGTCGGCTTTAGCCGCCTCTACAATGTTCGGTAAACTCATAGTTATTCATCATCTTCCATGTCCAACAAATTGTTGCGCGTATTCTCCAAGGCAAGCGGAGAACCCACATAAGCCAGCTGCATCTCCTGGTGCAGCAGTTTCACACGTGAAGCCGCCTTGCCACGGTGGTAACGCCTTGATACCTCCGTGCTCTTGTCAGCAATATCCTCGCGAAGTTGGGTAGCCGATATGCCGAGAATGACCGCCATATCAGAGATTTTAAGATAGATGGAAGCGTATTGTTCGATTTGGGTAAGTTGTTCTTCGGTGTAGTCCATAGGAATAGTTCCTTCTGTTATAGGGGATAGAAAAATCTGTTACGGGAGGTAGAATTTTCAGTAACGGGAGAGCGGTTAATCATTCGCTCCGTTCTGCGTGAGCCTCTGTACAAACAGGTCATTCAGTGGCACAGAATGGTTTCGTATCAAGTCCGTCACCTGTCCGTGCAAGGCAGCGAAGATCGCCTTGTCGGTAGAGATAAACGTAGACTCGTGGCGGTTGCCTCGGGTCAAGTTCTGCGAGGTGACTACCGAAATGGTGTCACCTGCTTCACTCTCCACCAACAAAATCTTCGAGTGGTTATCCGCGAGATAGGTACGTTTCATCACTTGGCAGATGAACGACCAGAGTTTCAAGGTTTTGTTTGTAGCTTTGTGATCCAACACCAAGTTGAACTCCAACACCTTGCCTCCCTTTTCGATAAAGAATAGTCTACGCAAGAACTCTTCCGAGATGGAAAACGAAGTTTGCCATACCTTAGCCTTGCCCACCTGCTGCAATATCCACTCCAAGACATCTGCCACCTGTAACGCATTGGTGAGATACGCCTGGTTGGGCGTATCTGCCAATGGCTTCAAATAGTCAGAGATCGATGCCGAGCGTTTCATGCCTTCTTGCTTTTCTTCGCTTTAGGTTTCGCTTTTACCTCTTCTGCACTTTCTGCCGTTTCTGCCTTTGTCACGAAATGGTCATAAACGTTCCAATTGTCGTGCAGCTTTTTATCCAATTTGACAAATTCTTTGAGGAAAGGATAACGGTCGGAGTCCGCACAAGTGGAGTCCGTCGTGCTCATCGTGCGGAGCTTCAAATGAAGTTCACGCATACGATGCACCAAATCAAGGTTCTCGACATAGAGAGCCTGGATTTCTTCGGGTAGCGTGTCATGGTCAGCTCGCTTACCTGCTTTGAAATTCTTTGCCTCATTGTCATCGCTCTTGAACTCGGTATGCTCTTTTACTATCTCCTCGACAGCGTGCTGCATCTCCTTGACCTGTTCATGCGTCAATTCCGCCAAGCGGAACTCCAAGTATTGCTGGAGTTTGCCTTCAATGAAGTTAGCTTTGCCCTCAGGGTTCACACTGAGGTTGCGATACATGATTTTGTTGCCTGTCAGTTGCAGGAGCATCAATGCGCCCTCGTCCCAATCGCGATCCTCGCGTGATTGGTTGAGCCATGTTTGTAGTTTATTGGTAAATTCTGTGTCCATAAGAGGTGTAGTTTTAAGTTTGGAGGTTATAAAGTCAGCATCACAATTTATTGTTGATGCCCGTGAAGAACACACAATTCTTATGATGTTCAAGCAAGAGGTTTTTCATTGCTTTGAGCGTGGAGCCAGTTGTCACAAAATCATCGAACACGATACAGTTCTGCTCACGTGGCAACACGTTGAGCGAGAACACTGCCCCAATACGCTTTTTGCTATGGCAATGCGCCACATCTTCGTAAAAGGGAATGGATAGCAGAGCTGCTATCTTTTCACTTATTCGCGTGGCAAAGTTTTTGACCAAGTGCCTACGCTTGGGCGTGGTGACAATACACCAATTACCATGCTTTAGTTCATTGCCCAAAATGTCGACAATGAGCGGAGCCACATTCTCCGCAAAGAAATCCACCATCGTATCATCGCCCTTGATGTCCGTCAAGGTGCGCCCATACAAGGACTTCTGCCAAAGTGAGATAAAGAACACATCAGCCCTTCGCGTGATGCGGACTTTACGGGAGAAGTCGCAACGCGCTTCGACCGACTTGTCCCAAGCATGGCGTTTTTGCTCTGCAAAAATATTTTTGGACGTAGCTACGCCCTTGCTTTCCAAAGCAAGCGGACACGAAAGGTCTGGGACGTTGATATCTTCTAAGATTTCCCCCAAATCAATCATATTAAGTTTTGGGTTTTAAGGTTATGAGGTTATAAGATTACCTTTTGTTCCCAAGAACAAACTTTATAACCTTATAACCTCAAAACTACAAACTGACTAAGCAACTTCGATGTCACCTTCTTCCGTTGTGATAGTACCCTCGTAGAAAGGCGCAGGACATTCGTCCGTAGCTTCTACCGCAATGGTGGTGCTTGTGGTATCAGTGGCACCCTGACCAAGGTCCTGTGCCACCGTGGTCTTGGTAGTCCAGGCTTCAGAACCCACTACACGGTATTTGCCCTTCATGTCCTCCACCAAGAACACATTGTCATTGTTGTTGAGATAAGCAGCAGCGGCACTTGCCTCTGCGCCCACGCCAGGGTGAACAGCAGTCAGCTTGTTCAGCTGCGTTTGACTGGGCAACTCGCCCTGTGCCTCACTGGTGAGTTGCGACTTTTCGGGCAGAATGTCGATATACTTCCATTTGGCATCAGCCTTTAGGGTAAAACTGCCCGTGTACGTGGCAGCAGTTACCCGTCCGTTCTCGTCACGTGGAAGTGTGGGCCATTGGGCAATGTCGCCCTTGGAAGTATAATAGATACGGCGACGAACGCCGGGAAGCTCAGGCGTGCCTTGGCACCAGCCGAGCGACTTTTGAAGTGATGTGCAAGTCTTTGCCATTTTTCTGAAAATATTTAGTCTGGATAGCAGGCAAGCGCGAGGTGACAATCAAGATAAATTACCACCGCGCCCACCTTTCTCCACTGATTATCAACCTTGTTCAGCCAGTTCAATAACCTTCAAGCGTCGCTTGTCAATGCTCTCGAACTGCACACCAAAGAACATAGTGGCAATGTAAGAAAGCACAAACGGCTCAAAGCGTTCCACATCAACACTTTCGATGTCGCCCATTTGGTCATAGCCATAAAGCATGTTGATTTTGGGTGATACGTGCATGAACTTCGAGTCCGACTTGTTCCACAACGGGCAGAAAGTGAGTTTGCCGTTAGAACCCTCCACTGTGGGCTGGTTGTACTTCGTGTTGTACGGAATAGCCGAGTGCGTGAGAAGATACGCCTCGTTGTACATATCTACGAACTCCTGCGAGCAATACAGGAAAAGTTCCTGTGAGCGCAAACGCGAATCGAGCGAAAAGAGAATCTTTTTTGCCACATCAACCGCGTTGGCTTCCGTGATCGCCTTGTCCAGTTTCAGATAATTGCCATGTTCCGCAGCAATCGTACCCGCAGTGACTTCCTTTTGCGTGATGGTGTCAAAACCATCGAAAAGGTCCATTGTGGTATCACCGTCCGCATTGCGCGTGCCTTTCCAAATCGCCATGTTCAAGTTTTCAGAGAGCGACTTGGCAATCAGTCCCAGCACCTCGCGAGCTGTGGGAGTAGACTTCTGTCCGTCTCCCTTGGTGGCACCTGTGCCGAGCAAGGTAGAGATGGCAGAGTTGGGTTCAAAGTTAGCCACTACCGAACCGAAGAACGTTTCCAAGGTGCGGTAGTCCAACTTCAAGTTGGCATCTGTCTTGCGAGAGGGCTTGTAAGGAGCGAACTGTGCCCCAGCAGTGAGCGTACCCACACTTTCCTTGTAGCGAATGCCTGGGCGACCAGTCATGAATTTGAGCGTTTCCTCGCAGCCGATAATCGGCAAGCGCAGGAAGTCGGAGCGGTACTTGCGTGCCGCGTCCTTATATTCTTGTAGGGTGAAAGAGAATTTTCCAGCCATGGGAATAAAAGTTTATAAGTTTAAGAGTTTATAAGTTTAGGGCAAACTGTCATAGAGTTTACGGGCCGTTTCGCCAGCATTGACAAACTGTTCGTAAGCTGTGGGTTCGTGGTCCTCATGCTTCTTGTCATCTACGATGGCGGTGGTTGATGCAGCAGGGAGGTTGGCCACTTTCGCTTCGAGCGTTTTGTTTGCTTCATCGAGCGACTTGTTCGTCTCGGTGAGCTTTTTGTTCTCGTCCTCTGCGTTCTTTACCTTGATAGATAGCTCCGCTATCATGTCGTGGTTGGCTTGCAAGGAGCATTCGATGTTATCCATCTGTTCCTCGGTGAGCGTCACCTTTCCTTCTTCTACGGAAAAGTGCTCGCAAGCAAGAAACTTGCAAATGTGTTTATAGACCTTGTTCATAGGTTTCGGGGTATGTTGATTGTTTACTTGTGTTGGTTTGAAAACGGCAGCAAGCGCTTGCGCCATCTTTTGAAAGAACGTCTCTTCCGACTTGCTCTTAGGGACGTTCGGTAGCGGAATGCCATTCGCCTGAAAATCGGCAGCGAGAGAAGCCGTGAGTACAGGAGCTGTTTCGTCCTCGAACTCTGTCAGTTCATCTACAAAGCCCCAATCCAGTGCCTCTTGTGCGGTAAGCCAGCCGCCCACCTTCATGAGGTCAAGCAAAGCCTTTGGCTCTTTCTTGCAACGTGTGGCATACATCGTAGCCACATTTGCGTCCATCTTTTCCAAATCCGTCTTGGCTTTGCCGAGACTTTCAATGAGCTGGCTCATACCCGTGGCATTGAGATTGCCATACTCAAAAAATGGAAGCGCACATTGATGCACAAGATACATGGCAGACTTGTCCATGGTGATGTGCTTGGCACCCATCGAAGCGATGGTGGCAGCACTCGCGTTCATGCCCACAAAGTGCGCATGGACATTGCCATGCCGCTTGAAGGCAGAAGAGATACTCAATGCCGTGTTGAGCTGTCCGCCAGGACTGTCAATCAGCACCGCCACCTCCTTGTCGGGGTTCTTGCCCAGAATATAGTCCACGTAGTCAGCATCGAAATCCCAGCTGCCCACATAGCCTTTCAAATGAAGTTGGTATTTGTTCTTTGCCATATCGCGTGTGTTATTTATGGCAAAGATATACGCACATATAAAAAGTAAAAAAGACAGATGGAACCTCACGGCTGCACCTGTCCATCGTTCAAAAGTATAAATTTATGAAAATGTTGCGTCAGAGAAGTTTTTGTTTCGCGCTCGCGCGAGACCTTTTTCGTTGTAACATTTGTAACATCTGTAACTTTTTCTCAACTGCTTGATTTTCAAGCGTTCTGAAAACGCTAAAAAGTTACTCGCTGTTACAAACACCCCCAAAAAGTTACAAAATCAAGGGATTTTAGCTCGAAATCGGAATCAAAGCCACCCGATTTGAGTAGGAAACCGTGTATTTTGCGGTGTTGGCGTCACCATCAGGCAATCCTGTAGTTTGTTCCTTTTTAACAAAAGGGAAAGGCGCCTCCTTTGTTCCGATGAGATATTGCTCCCCATTCACACTTGTCACCACAAAGCAAAGATTGCCCGATGGCAAGTTTTCGGGTGAATAGAAAGTCAGCGTAGCCGTTTCGAGCGTGCTGTTATTGTCAAACTCCGTTTCCGTTTCACAAAGCGCTGTGCGCTTGTTGAACGGAATAAAAGAAAGCCGAGCAAAGATGCCCACTGGCACCTTCGCTATCGCCTGCAAGGTGATGTGCGGTGTGAGAGCTTCAGCCGATACGTATGCAATATGGCTGATACCCGGCAATCTGTTCATGTCTAACTTCGGTATTAACAATTATGTTCTACAAACTCTTGGCTTTCTGTTTGTGACTTTTCAGCTTGCTGTTGTCGGGTTCTTTTTCTACTCTCGTTTGAGAGGTAGTTCTTGCGAAGTCGCTGATAAGCCTTCGCAATGCTGTCCCAACAAGTGCCGTCCTCCTTGATGCCCCGTTGCTCCATATACAAATAGATCAGTTCCTTTTGTTGCTGACCAATATGCCCAAAATCATGCAGGAAGTTCCAGCAATCCACGGCAAAAGCATTCTTGATGTTATCAAGCAATGCCTTCTTGCCCGTGGGAGAGATATAATTGTAGGTACGTGGGTCGCGTGCCTTGGAGTAAGGAATGCAAATAGCCACCTCGTCCTCCTTTTGAAGCGGAGGAAAAAAGTCGTCGGGTTGGCGGCTTTGTGCCAACTTTATCAACTTCGACTCTATGCTACCTTGCCTGAGCACCACTGGCTCGGAACCGCTGTGACGGTGAACGAACCATTGGCGCAAATACGATGGCATTTTTATGTAGACAAGATAGTCACTCATGGAGTACAGTTAGGGTGTTTGAAATGCTGCAAATATACACCTTTTAAGTTGTACTGGAGATGATGTATATCAAGTATTTCTATGTATGTATTAAGTAATTAAACTTATTTAGTTGGTTGGTTAATAGTTTCCCGTAAGACAATCCAAAAGAGTTTCAAAAGAGGGTTTCAAAAGGAACGGGGCTTTCACCCCGCTCCCGTGTTTTTAGTAATTGTTGAAGACATGACCATCGCAGAAGGTGTAGTCCGTCATGAACAAATCCCTTGCATAGCGTTCGTAATCGAAGTAAAAGGAGAGATTACCCATCATGCTGTCCAAATCGTAGCACTCACTGATGATATAATCGGCAAAAGCTTCCTCCGAATCAAATTTTCCCATGTAGTGATCCTTGGCGTGGGCGAAAGAATCATCACCTGTACATTCGTAGTAAGCATCGTAAACCTCGCGCTCATCTTCAGACAACTGACAGTATTCTATAATCTTGTCGAATGTTTCTTCCCCTGGGCAGCTCTCGCAATACCATGCTTCGGGGAAGCCTTGATAATCTTGAAACATGAACTCGGGATCCTCTTCGTCATCGTGCAGCAGGGCACATATTTCAAGGAACTCATCGTAGCTGTCGAATGCTTCCAGATCCAGCCAAGCTCCGTCCAATGAGCCATTGTTGTACTTCTTGTACGTGCCGCAATAAACAGCGGGCTGATCCCATAGGTGTTCAACGAGGTAAGGCTGCAATCTTTCTTCGCGCTCTGCTGAGCCTAACTTTAATGTTTGAAGAGCTGATGTGGTGTTTGTAGTGTCCATTTCTTGATAGAATTTGAATGTGAAACTTTAAGTGATGTCCTCCGGGTGAGGACTTTTTACGATGCGAAAAGAATGCGAGAGGAAGTGAACACAGGAGCAAGTAATGGCAAAGAAAAAATCTGAAATACCTCCTTTTTATGAGGCACGAAGAAAAAGAAGGAAAGTTGTCGGATTTTTTGTGCAGCCATAGCAACGCGGTACTTGTCCGTTCACGCTCGCATTACCTTTGCATCAGGAAAAATCTCTCCGCCCGTAGGCCGTCACGGGTAAACATTCAAATCAAGAAATGGACACGACACCACATAAGCCCAAACATGGAAGTTAGGTTCGGCAGAGCGCTCCATGAATGCAGCCTTACCTTGTTGAATGCCTGTGGGTTCAGCCTCCCATAAAAGGCACGAACAAGAATTACAACCTTGACATGGGAGATTGGCGATAAGGATATGTACGTTTTCGACAGCTGCGAGGAGTTCATAAAACCGCCCTGCTGCATGATGATGAAGATGGTCCACCACTGCTTTCAAGATGAAAAGGCTTCCCCAAAGCATGGTATTGAGAGAAATCTTACAAGAAATTACATTCGATTACAAGAAAAGAATACTGTTAGATGTCTGAAAATGAGAGTGTTACAAATGTTACAAATGTTACAACGATTTTTCGCCCTCGCCACGCATAAAGGAAAATTTGAGACGGAGGAGGATTTTGCCGATACCATTGTTCCGTGCTACGATTGGATAGCATGACGGGCATTCTCTCCTTCGATTACGCACGCTGTGCATGGGATTAGGACGGACTGCACCTTTTGCGATGGTCATGTACCTCTAAACACAAAAAAAACACGGAAGCGGGGTGAAAGCTCCGTGCCTTTTGTAATAAACGAAAAGTTCCGCTGATTATTCCTCGCCCTCTTCCGAGCAGAAATGAACAAAAAAAGCATGGTACAATCATCTATTTCAGATGAGCGTACCATGCTCTTTATTCTTTCAAACGACCTTATTTTTTGTCCAAAAGTCCATCAAATGTTTTGATCAGCGCAAATGGGTCTG